GTTTAAGATCCTGGAGGGGCCTATCGCCCCGCCTGTAAATTCATGGATCTTCTCGCGGGCCACGATTGAGCTCGGCCACTTCTCGGCGAGATGGCTCAGGTCGACTTTTTCTCCGGACATAAAAAAAACCTCCTTATGTGTTGTTTACACATAAGGAGGTTAATACTTGAGAGTTCCCGTATGACAGGGGGAAAAGTATTTTTCCCCCTGTCAGCGATTTGTCATGACTGAATCAATCACCTCGGCCAGCTCGCTATCTGTTTCGGGTAGGTGAAGCTCCACAGCGGGCAGGTCATACTCTTTCGGCGCTTTCCAGGTCTTTTCTGGATCCAGTAAGGCGGACTCCCTTCGGCTGCACTGAAACTTTTCTGCCCAGCGCCGAATCTTCTCGCCCACGGCAAGCATGACCGGCATCTTGTCCCCGATCACGTCCTCAAAGGGCACGTTTTCTCCGCGCAGGACTATATACGCCGCCCAATAGTGGGAAACGTCCTTATATTTCTTCCAGTCCTTGCTTTCGTCCCTTCGGTGGGCCTCGGGGACGTGATGCTTATAGCCCTTCAAGGTGGCCTCTGCCGCCTTGGTCTTGCTCGGCGAGTTCATCCCTTGTTGCTTGAGGGTCAGCAAGAGGACAATGCCGGCAAAGATACCCCTTTGTTTCCTGGTCTCGGCTTTTTTGAGCAGGGCATCGAGACTTTCGGCTTGAATTACTTGATCCAGCAGTTCCGGATCCATTTCGGCCGTTTTGCCCTCCTTGGACAAGTGCTTGGCTTTCATCACGGCAAAAAACTTCTGTCGCTCTTCTTTTTCACCGGGAAAAAGCATTGTCGCCCACGCCGTGAGGCGATCCGCGACGCCCTCCCCGGACAGTGGCAGCGTCGGCATTGGCAACCCCCTGAAGTTGCTCCCTGGTAGTTTTAATCCCGGCCAGGCCGTCCAGGGAGACGGCTTTTCGGGGGGCCCTCCCTAGGCCGGGAAAATTTTTGCTTCCTGGTTCAGCGCAAATAGTGCGCGGTCATCCCGGCCCGTTCGTGGCCGAGGTCCCAGCTGGTTTGCTGCATGGCTTGCTCGTGGGTCATGCCCCCGTCGGCCATGCACTCGTGATACCTCTCAGCGGCGAACACATAGCGGAAAGAATGGCTCCCGGAGTGCTCCTCGCCGGCCGCGCGGGCAGCCTGGGCGAGCTTGCCCCGGTAGGTGGATCCGGACACCTTGAGCGGCCCGCTTTGCAGTCGCGCCTCGATCCGCTTGTATGTCTCGGGCGATATCCGGGCCTCGCGGGGCTTGCCGCCTTTCGTATTGGTGAGATGGATCACCCCACGCTCCTTCCCGGTGGCCGGGTCGGCGCGGATCCCGCCGAGCTGTCCGGGCCGGACCAGGCTCGCCTCTTCCTGACGCATGCCGCCCTCCAGCTGCAAGCGGGCCACGAGCTGGTAATCCCCGGACAGGTTATCTAGCACCCGGCTCGGATTTTCAAATGATCTAGGCGGCGGGGCGCTACGGTCCAGAATCTGCTTGGCTACCTCCCGCGCCGAGCTCGTCGCCTCGCGCAGGCCGCGCTCCTGTCCGTCCAGGGCCTGGAGCGCGTTTTCGAGCTTTCCGATATGCGCCGCCTCCTTGGCGAAGGTGTCGTAACGGATCCCGGCCTCGATCCGCGACTCCAGGAAAGAGCGCACATGCTCCGGGCCCAGGCGGGTCATGTCCCGTAGGTTATACTCGGAACGGGCGTGGTGGCCCAGCTTGTGCCAGGTGTCCTTGGCGTTCTCGGCGTATTTGTAGGAGTAGATGGCCGTCTGAGCGGCGACGTTGGAGGGCGTGGCCTTGTCCTGGCCGGACAGGGCCTCTTGCTTGGCGGCATGGCGGGACGTGCCCGGCTGAAAAATACCGGACTCTTTAAATATCCGGGTGATCTGATAGTTGACGGATCCGCGCAATCGGAAGACTCCGGGAAACGGTGAGTCGGCCAGGCTGTCGCATCTCGACCGCCGAGAGCGACTGACTGGAGGTGACTAGCCTCCTGACGAGTGCTGCCTACGCGCACCCGGCCTCTAGCTGCCCCAGGCAAATTGCCAGGCGGACAGCAAGGGCGGCGGTCCCTTGTGGTCCCCTTCGATCCCGGTCCGAGATCGGGCTAGGGCGTGCCCTGGTCCTCGCCCTGTCAAATCGCCCGCTCCGGCAAGCGGCGGCTTCTCGCCGGTGGGCTACTGATACTGATACTTGGCCCGTCGGCTTGCGGATCGCAAGCCCGGCACAAGTAAAGGTAGGACATCTGGGCCCGATCGTAGCAACGGAGCGGCTTGGGGGTCAAGCCGCTCCGTTACTTGTTGCCCAAGTAACGGAGCGGGTGTTCTTGCTTTCGCTCCTATCGCTGGGCCTTTTGGGCAAGAGGGGGCCGCGCCTGCGGTCTTTTTTGTCGCCTTGACGGGTCGCGCTGTCAGTTCTTACGGTGAGGTTTTGCGAGCCAAGCAAGGAGGGCGACACATGGCAAAGCGAAGCCGGGACCCGGTGGCCGAGCGCCTGGACATGGATCCGGAGATCGTTGACCAGCTGCTTCGCTGGTTCGCGCGGCAGCCCCGCGAGGTCCAGCTGGAGTGCACCACGCAGTTTGACCTCGCGGCGCTCGTGCGCGGCGCGGAAACGGTGAAAAAGCGGGTCGAGGCGGGCCAGGCCAAGAAAAAGGACCGGGACCTGGACGGCCTGTCCGAAGCCGAGCGGCTGCGGATCGAGCGTATCCGGGCCGCAAAGCGGGGAAAGCCTCGGCCCAAGGGCCAAAAAATCTACAAGCGCCGGGCCCTGATTGAGCGCCTCTTGAAGCAGGGGTGTAGCTGGCCGGAAATCGCGGAGTATATGCGCCGCCATGCCCACCTGGACGTGACCGCGAGTTATCTGCGGCGCACCTGGCAGCGGATCCAGGCCAGCCCCGAGGAGGGCAAGGAATGAGCTCGGCGCATCTTTTCCTTTTCGTTTTGGCCTTTTTGGTTTTCCTGCTCGGCTTCGGCTCGCATGAGCTCGTCTCTCAGCTCCGGCCCAGAATGAAGCGCCTGCGTCGCCTGGAGGCCGAGGAAAACCGCCTCAAGCAGCGCAAGGCAACGCTTGAGCGGGACTACTTTCAAGCCATCCAGGAGAAGGAGGCCGAGCTCGAAGCCAAGCGAAAGGAGTATAAGCGCGAGCTGGACAGCCTGCGCTCCAAGCACCAGGCTTACCGGGCCTTTATCGGGCATCTCAAAAAGGATATCGGCAAGGCGGTTGCCGCTTTGGAGAAGGAGGAAAACCCCGGCCACGCGCTGCGGGTCCTGAAAAAGGCCAGCCGGCGCAAGGTGGGCCGGGACTAGGTTTCTTCCTTCCGAAGGGACTGCACGAGCTCCAGATGGTAGAGGCCGACCCAGATCCAGGCATTAAGCACCCCGCACTCGATCAGCTCGCCAACGATCGCGGCGGCCTGGTCCTCGTCCTCGCATTCACCCAGCTGGACTTCCTGGATCCACTTCTCGCCGGACTCGTCCAGGATCTCGCCCCGTGCTATAAATTCGCCCATGCGCTTTGCCTCACTGTTCACGCCACAAACCCCTGATTTTTCTTCTCTCGCCGGTCGGCTGTCCTAACTCCGGGCCTTGTCCCAGAATTTTATGCGCGAAGGCGAGAGACCGGCCTGTGTCGCTATTTTGGGGCATAAAGTAAGCCTTTGCTTACCGGGTAACATAACACCCGAGATGCGACTTATCTCTTCGGCCCGGCTCACTAGCCTTCACCGTCTGCCCCCGTGTCCTCACCCTGGTCCGCTAGGCCCAGCTCGGCCTTTTTCTCGTCCCATTCCCTTTGCAGCTGCTCCGCGAGGCTGCGGTCCAAAGAGGCCAGGCGCTCGATATTCTTGGGGACCCGCTTTTCTGCCATCTTGGGGAATTTCATTGCCGCGCGGGCGTTGTCGAGGAGGCTTTGCTTTGATCTTTCAACCTCGTAGTCGCCCGGCATCCTTTTCCCGAGCTCCTGCTCCGCGAGGTCGCGCTCGTCGGCCAAAAATTCACCCCGCAGGACCCGGCGAAGCACCTGCTTGGCCGAATACCCCCGGTGCAGCTCCTGGTCGATGGCCCTATTTATCCGTTCCTGGTCCTGCCTTTGCCTTTCGCTGTCGGTTTCGTGCACGTCCCCGGCCTCCTTCGCTTGATCGTTGCCCCGCAGCTGCTCCAGCTGTGTCCGGGAATAGGACAGCTCGCCCCGTTTTAGCTGGCCCTTCATTCCGTTTCGATAGCGGCCCGGATTATACGCGTATTTCTGCACTGAGAGTTCGATAAACTCGCTGATTTCCTCCGGAGTCAGCTCTTCGGGATTCTGAGGCTCTTCTTTCTGGGGGTGGACAGGAGAAGAACACACACGGGAGGGCCGGGCGGGCGTGTGTTCGTTTTTCTTTTTCGTTTTTCCCTGGTCGTTTTGGTTTGCCAGATTGGCACCTGATTCAGGTGACATTTTGTCACTTGTCACAGATGCCACTTTGTCACCTGATTGCTTCTCTCGCGTTGGATTCTCCTGCTGGTCGAAGCTCGACTGCCAGATCAGGAAATACTCGTTGGCGACGCCGTGTCGCTTTTGGGTGAGCTCGGGAGTAACCCATTCAATGTATCCCTTGCGGCGTAAGCCTTCCAAGGCGCGGACAACGCTTCGCTTACTCGTACCGAGCTCGTCGGCGAGGGTTTTTTGATTGGGGAATATCCGGCCGTGCTTCCAGGAATGCCAGGCAAGCTGGGCCCAAACGAGCTTTTCCAGGGCGGTGAGCTCGCGGGCCCGCTTGATAGCCTCAGGGATGCGCACGAAATAGCAGGTGTCGAAAAGGCCGGACTCGTTGGGCAGGAATCGGTTCCCGGGAACTGTCATGGTGGACGCCTCCTGTGGTTTGGAGGCGTAGCCAGGCTGGCGCACAAAAAAAGGTTGCATTATGGGTCAAGAATTAGTATCTTGCCCTAACAAATGTGTGGCGCAGCTTGGTTACGCCTCGTTTTCCGGCCCGGAGCCCTAACTCCGGGCCTTTTTTTATTTACGGCGCTTATTTGAACGAGAGTGAATATGACACAATATGCCTTCTTCCTTTAGCTTTGCATATTCACCTAAAGGCTTCTGTATTTTTCCTGTTAAAACATCACAAGGAGTGCCTTTTTTTGTTGTTGCCGCACAAGGTACACAGCCATCATTTTTCACCCATTCCATATACAGGTCGAACGAGCATCCCATTAAGCGTTCAATGAAGCTGCGAGGGTCCTTTTCGTATTCCTGGTAATCTTGTTCATCCATCAAGATCGTACGTCCGCCACCAGGAACTGGAAAGTTCAATTCATAAAAAGGGCCATGAATAGATCCGTAAAAGTAGCTTTCTGGCTCGTCTTCATACATGGTAGGTGATTTCCTTTGCTACTCGATTCCTTCCTTTCGCAAGATCCTGGCGACTGTTTTGCCATCCCAGCGGCCGCCATGCAAGCCTGAAATACCCTCCTCGTTGAGCCTGGTCGCAATCCCCCGGTAGCTCATGCCCTCCGTCCGCAGCTGGACCAGGTAGGCGATCACCTTTTCCCTGTATTGACCCGGCGCGGATCCTCGTTGCGGTATCGCGGTTTGTTCTCGCTCTTCCAGGCGGGCCAAGCGTTCGCGGAGCTCGCGGTTTTCGGCCTCAAGGAATTCAATTCGGCGGTCTTGTCGCTGGAGGACTCCCTGCACGAATTCCTTGAGCTCATTGACCAGGGCCGGATCCGAAGCAGTGTTGCGATCTTGCTGCGTTGTGACGATCTGACGATTCTGGTCGATTCCTTCTTTTGTTATGTCTATATTTTTCGGGAAATCCAGGGACAAAGCTCTTCTGATTTCATCTTGCGATTCGTTGCGATTCAGTCTGTCCCGAACAAATCGCAACACGTCGATTGCGGTCTTGCGGTAACGCTTGCGCTTGCCCTCGCCAACGCTGGGAACAAACTCTTCAAACTGGTTTTTCCAGTGCCGGACGGTGCTTTCCGGTGACCCCAGCTCCTTGGCAAGATCCCTGATGGTATAAAGCTTGTCGTCGCTCATTCCCAGGCCCCTTTGTCACAGGCCCAGCTCCTGCTCCAGCTTTTTGGCTCGCTTCTTGAGGCGCTGCCACTCTTCTTCCATCTTCTCCACAAGCCCCTCTATTAGGCCGGGAGGAGTCCTTTTAATCAAAAAGGCCAAGTGATCCATCCTGTCGGCAATTTCCCTGAGCTGCTTTCGCTTCATGGTGAATTCGGTATCCCCCAGAAAAATATCTCTCCAGTTTTCGCCCAGGTCAACGAGCCGATACAGCTTGACTTTCGCGCTTTCCTTAAGCTCCGGCTCAAGTTTTAGGTCAAAGTCGGCCCTCATCGCCGCGTCGTCGTCGTCTTCTCTTTCATACAATTTCGTGGCTAGGACGTTGCCCTCCGAGTCGTAGCCGATCAGCAGATATTGCATGCTCTCGTCGCCTTCCTCTCCTTCCTCGTCGTCGCCCTGGTCCTCCTGGTAAGGATTCTGGGATTGAAAGGCGCACAGCACGCACAAGCGCTGCCCATGCACAAGATGCGTATAGCTTTCATCTACCCAAGATCCGCAGGCTTCGCAGATCACTTCTTTCATGACTGCCTCCAAAAAGGGCCGGAGCTGATAGCCCCGGCCCCGAGTCGCTAGGCGCGTTCCTTTTGCCGCTCCTCGTCCTCGATGTCCTCTTGCACATCCGCGACGCGATCCGCGATGAGCCGGAGAATGGAAGAGGTCCCGGTGTCTTCGGCTTTGTGGAAGCTGTCTTCCAGGAATCGCAGGCTGTCCTCTACCTTGAGCAGCTGTTCGCTTTTGCTTGCCTTTTTCGGGCTCTGTCCTCCGGATCCAGATGCCTCGAACATAGATAACCTCCTGCTGGTTTAGTCCTTTTTCTGGCTCTCGTCTTTCTGGCCGCGCCGCTCCTCCATTAAGCGGTCAATGCAGCCGAGAACCAGGTCCTTGATGGTAATACCCTCCTCGGCAGCGAACACCTTGATCTTGCGGTGCTCCGATTCGGTCAGGCGAAGGGTGAGATGCTTGTTTTTGGCCTCGCTCTCGCTTGCCATCTTTTTTCGCCCTCCTTTTTAAACAGCTATACCTAAATACCGCTTTAGGGTCAAGGAATGAATAAAAAAAAATCCGGAAAACCCGAATTTCGCTTTTATTTTCATTTATCCCGGTCAGATATATCGGCGCATATTTCGCTTGTGTCGTTTTCCAGGATCTAACCTACACGGGGAGGCCCGAGAAGGCCCTCACAGCCAAAATGTGAGCCGGTTTATTTTCCCGGCATTCGGGAATCAACCGGCTAGAAGAAAGCAAGTTGATCCGCTATGATCCGGTTGACTTTTTAACAAGTGCATCCAAACAAAACTAAAATACATTGGTATCAATGCACTTCCTGACTGCAACTCTGAAAAACCCCGAAAAATAGGTTCGCGCTGGGCGCTAAACACTCCGGCCCGGAGAATCACGACACACAAGGCTTTAAGCCGTGTCACCGCTTTCGACCTCACCGACATACATTAAGGGCCGGAACCGCAACGCGCGATCCCGGCCCTATTGAGGAGGCGAGCATGCCGGATCCCCTCACTGGTAGCCCAGGCGCACCCTCTCGGCGAAATAGCTTTCCACCTCGCGCCTGGTCCGCTGCGCGGCTTCGTCGCCGGCGCGGCGAACTTCCGTCTCCGGATCCCCGGAGCCTTCCAGGGAGATGTTGTTGGTGACGTAAAGGGTGACCGGACCCCCTCCGGATCCGCCCGGAGCCGGCTGGACCGCATTCATGGCCGGCCCTCCGGCCATCGCTGGAGCCGGCCCCCCGGCCGGCATGGGCGCGGCAACCCCCATTGCCTTAGAGGCGGTTTGCTGGAGCTGCGGGGCGGCCTTCTGCACGCCCTGGGCCATCGTTTCCGGGATGGCTCGGCCAGCCTTGGTCAGCTTAGAAAGCGGCCCCTCCTTGGCATCGGAGCCGGGAAGCAGGCTCCCCAACGGCCCAAGGGCGTCCTTGAGGCTATTGTAGGCCTTCTTTGCCACGGAAGTGATCCCAGAGGCCAGGGTGGTTACGAGCTTCTTTCCGACCTCGAACAAGTTAAAGCTCGTGACCCAATTCCAAAAGCCGGTAAACCAGGACTTTACTTTGTCCCAATTTCGGATCACGTAGTAGGCTGTCGCGCCGAGCGCCGCAGCAGTGGTTACGGCGATTCCAATGGGATTGGCGGACATTGCCGCGTTGAGCGCCCATTGCGCGGCCGTCCATGCTTTCGTAGCTCCGGAGACGAGGTTCATCGAGGAAAGGACCTGCACCAATCCTCGACCCATTGAGAAGAGGGATCCGGAGAGCTGGGCCACGGATATGAGGGTCTTTGCGCCGAAAGCGACTCCGATCGCTATTCCCAGGTTCCGGAAGCCGCCCATCAGCTCGGCCGTCTTTCCGATCAGGGACCCCATCTTGCCCGTGATGTTCGCTACCCCTCGGGCGAGGTTGAGGATCTTGGGCAGGGCCTCGCCGAACTTCTTGGAGAAGTTTTTGGCGAACTGCTCGATCCGCTCCTGATTTTCCTTTACCCAAGTGGTAAATCTTTTCAGCGCCTTGGTGATCTTGGGTAGGATTTCGCTGACGACCGTTTTTTGAACGCCTTTCATCGCTCCACGCGCGGCATTGAAGGCCCGAACGAAATTCCAGGCTTTCTTTCCCTCGTCCTCTCCGATGATGTTGCCGACCGCGTGGGCTTGCCTCCGCATCTGACGGATTTTCTCGTTGGAAGCCGAAAGCATCTGCACCATCTGCTCCCCGCCTTGGCCGCCCAGGAGCTCGTCCGCGATCCGCTGCCTCGCGGCCACATCCTGCACGCCGCTCATCCTCTTGGAAATGAGCTGGAACAGGGCATCCGTATCGCCCTTGACTCGCTGGATCTCGGATTGACTCAGCCCCAAACGCTTGAAAGCGTCCGCTCCAGGGCCGGCCCCTTTCTGGGCGAACTCGTCGGCCCTCATGCTCATCTCTTTCAAGCCGTCAATCACCGCGCCCTGCTGGACATCGAATTGCCGGCCAACGTGCTGGAGCTCGGAAAGCTTGGTGGTGGCAAGTCCCAGGCGCTCTGCCCATTTTTGGGTCTCCACGGCTCCTCGGGCGTAGTTGTGGACGACATACCCGGCTGTCGCGCCGAGAACGCCGCTGGCGATGCTCGCGTTCCGGGCCAGGGTCCCGACGTTGGCGGCCGCGTTCCGCGCGGATCCGGCCACATTGGAGTTGGCGACCCGACTCCAGCCCTCGGCCCGGCGCTGGGCGAGGCGAGTTTTCCGGGCGAGTTCCTGCTGCTGCTGCGCGAGGTTGCGCGTCGATTGCCCAGCCTCGCGCATTTCGGTGCGCAGCTCCTGGAGCTGGTTTTGTTGGCTGTCATAGGATCTCTTCAGTCGCTGCGATTTACGCTTGGCCTGCTCGAATGCGTCGCGCTGGGCCTTGGTAGGGCGTTCGCTCGCCTCGATCTCCTGGGCCAGGCGCTTTACCTCGCCTTGGGCCTCCTCGTATTCCTTCCGAGTGTCCTCCAGCTGCCTCTTCAGGTTCTGGAATTTTTCGATCCGCTGCTGTCCTTGTCCGAGCGAGCGGATACGCTTTTGCACGTTCTGTAGGCGCTCGGTCGCGGTAGCAGTGGCCCCCTTGAAGGAGTTCTCCAGCTTGCCCGCCAAGTTGAACGCCATCTCATAGGTTCTGCTTGCCATTTTACTACCTCTCGATTCACCCGTTCGATTCGGTATCTTTTTACTTTTTCAGGCCGACTTTTTGCAGATGCCGGTCCACCTCGTGCTCCAGGTTTTTGCTAAGGCGCTCTTGTGCCCCTTTCTCCACAGCATCCTGCACGTCTTCATTGTCCACCATCTGCGGGATTGAGGGACCGTATTGCTGTTCGAGGGGATATCTGTCCTTCCCCGCCCGCTTGAAGATGCCGTACCCCACGGTTTTTCCGGCTTGTCTCCCGCCTTTTTTCATCGGAGCGATGAAAGTCCCAGGGATCCGCCATCTGACTCCTTTGGGGCTGACAGATACACCATGTTTTAGGTTGGAGGGTTTTTTGGGCCGGGGCGCGAAGTGGTAAAGGCGAAGCGGAGACCCCTTTGACACCGCCTGCCCTTGAAGGCGCTTTTTGCTCGCCCATTCCTTTTTGAAGCTGTTGCGCACAGCTCCGGCCTTCACGGTATAGGTCTGTCTGGCCTGATTTGTCGCGTCCGTGACGACCCCCCGGATGGCCCTGTTTATGGATCGGGCCAGGATAGGCCGGGCATGCTTACCCATCGTTTGGAGGACGCGCTGTGCGTTTTGAAGCTGGGCTGTATCGAGTTTAACTCGGATCATGGTCAGCCCCCGTCACCCGAGCAGGTGGTTTTGTGTCTCCATGGTGATGCGAGTCACGTCCCGCATGGACATGGCCTTGATGGCCTCCACGGGCAGGCCGCAAGCCCGCGCCGCGACGTGGACCAGGTAAGCCTTGGACAGCTCAGCGACTCCGGAGCCGGCCCCGCCGTTCATCGCCAAATACTCGTTTTCGGCCTGCACCATGTCTTCCCCGGTCAAACCGTCCAGGTCGAGGTTGACTTCCTCGATCGTCTGCCCCTCGTGCTGGACCGGCTTGGAAAGTTCAATTTCTGGCATATTTCCCTCCCTGACAGGGCTCTGGCCCTGCAAGGTTTCTTTTATCACCCGGCCCGCAGCAGGAACGGGCCGGGCACTAGGAGGATGGGTAAGCTACGAGCCTTTACCCTGTATGGAAAGGGGAACGTCCCCTTATCCGCTAGGATTTATAGACGCTCACCTTGACCACGCCGCGCGGGTTGACCGCTGCGGGCTTGCAATCAATGCGGGTCTTCATTTCGATTTGATCTTTTGTGAAGGCCGGCTGCTCGTCCACGAATGGCTTGGGCCAGCCCTGCTCCAGGGTCAGCATCTTGAAGGAGCTCGGAACCACGCGCGGGCTGGCGAAGACGTAAAAGTCTTTGTCGTTGCCGCCCAGGCTAGAATCCGCGAGTTCCGGTGCGATCACGGGAACGATCCCGTAACGATCCTTGAAGGGATTGGGGATACCACTATTCGCCTGACCGAGCAGAGAATTTCCGAGGCACAGCCCCCAAGCCGTGATTTCCAGGGCAGGGGGGACGAGCAGGTATTTCGGCTCCATGTTGAGCGGATTGCCCGACTCATCCTTTTGCTCACGCAGCGCCGCGATGGCCCGGCCCAGGGAGTCGGCGGACAGCTCCAGGGGATCCCCACTCACCCCCTCCAGGATGTTGCCCCGATTCGCGTCGAAAAAAGGATTGTTGTCGCTCAAATTGCCGGGACTGAGTAAGGTTTTATAGCTGCGCCGGGAGATGGTTCGCCGCGCGATCACTCCACCAGCGCGGGCCCTTTCCTGGAAGGCGCCCAGGTCATCGTTGATGAGCAGCTGCCTGGAGAAGGAAAGAAGCCCGCCAAAGGTGGTCAGGGCCGCGTATTCGCTGCCTTCCACAACATCCAGATGCTGGTATTCGCCAAGCTCCGGAAGCTCGGGCATGTCTCCGGGGTAGCCGATCCGGGCAATCTCTGTCTCCTTGAAATCTGGAACCTGCCAAGTGTCCATCCAATACTTGTAGGTAGCGGGCTGAACATCGAAGGACTCCTGCAGGAGCTTGCTCGCGGTGTTGGATAGGATCGCGGGAAAGTCGTCCGTGGTCAGCGCCCTGGTGAGCAGTTGCTCATGGCTCCGCTCAGGGCGAACAATGCCACTGTTTTTCAGGCACTCGCGGGCGAGTGCCATGAAACCATCCACTCCTCCATCAGCTGCCCGGCTGTTAAGCCCAAGCAAAGCCTCGAATCGCTCTTGCATTCCTTGTCTCAAACTGTCAGCTTGTCGGGGCATTTCCTGCACCTCCATCGTTTTTTTTCTTAGAATACGTGGATGTAAAAAGAATGTAAAAGCAGATATACCCTAATTTTACGCTAGATGTATCAAAAATTTCTGTTTATCTATCTTTTAGAAGAAAAGAATAATCATGTTTCACCTTCTGAGCATTCTGATCTATTTCCGCAGCGTCGTTCAGGGCGTTCTCGAAATAAAGGTTGACGCTCACCACCTTCCAGCGAACACCGCAGCGGGTACAATACGCTTCTTGGATTGGCCGCTCGGTTCGCTTGATTCGTGCCCTACCTTTTCCGCAAGCCGGGCACTCGCCGGTAAAGAAAATCTTTTCAGGATCTGGCATTGTCGCCTCCTTCCCGGCCCTTTTCACCGGCCAAAAGAATCACCCGCGCGTTGTCCGCTTCGGACTGGCGCTCGATCATCCTGGAAACATCGGCCTCGATGCGCTCGGAAAATTCCAGAACCAGGTCCGGATCCCCATTGGCCTCCCGGATCCACTCCAGGGCCTTGTCCCGGATGAGCTCGTCCAAAGCCGACTCGCTTGCGTAACGGCTGCCCTGGGCCAGCCGGCCCAGCTGCTCGGCTTGGAAGCGTCGGCGCTCCTCCTGCGACGGCTCTACCTCGGGCGGGAGCGTCGCCTGCTCGGAGTGGAGGTAATCCCAGATGGCCTGCACCCTGATCGAGCCGTCGCTCTCGATGCGGAGCTTGCCTGCTCGCGAATCCCGGTAAAGCTTTGATTTGCCGATTTTATAGCCCCTCCGCTTTAGAAACCTGGAGGCCTCCAGCCGGTTCCGAAATGTCCTGTCCTCGCTCATATCGCTAGCTCCGGGCTTTTTTTAGTTGGGTAGGTGATTCGCCCCGGCTCCCCCCTCTTTTCCAACCAAAGGGCAAGTGTCCCCGCTGTCCGAGTCACACGATCTTGGATCCAGCCGCTTGGAGAAACATCCTCCAGCGAAAAACAGTAGTCCTGCTCGTCTTAGCCATGCGGGATATTTCCTGGTCCCCTCGACGAAACCGAAAGCACATGAGCATGGTCACCAGCTGCCGTGCCGTCAGGCGAGTCCCCTCGAAAATGGTTCCCGAAAAAAGGGAAAACTTGCGCTTGCATCCTTCGCAAATGACCCGCTTCAGAGAGTAGGCGAGCCCGATCATGTGGCTAGAGCGTTGGATCTCGCCGCAGTGAGGGCACTTGACCCCCTCGGGATGCAGTTCTTCGATAAGCCATTGACGGCAACGTCGTTCGTCGAAGTAGATGAGCAAAACCTTCATGTTCTCAGGAAGGACCGCCGTCATTTTCCGGCCGTCCCTGGTAGTGATGTAGGGGTGGCGCGGTTCATCGCCCTGCCCTGGTCGACCAGGTCTCATAAAGTCTCCTCCTATTCGTAACAAACTGTTTTTTTTGTTTTTTCCCTTTCTGTGGACAACCAGGGAGACTTTTTGACAGAAATCTTCACAAAATAAGAAAAAGGACTATAAGAGGGTAAAACGCGAAACATGTATCCCTCCCCGCTTACCTTCAAGATGAACTCGCTTGTGCCGGATATTCGCGGTCCAAAAATGACCAATCACAAGTATCCTGGTAGGCCTCCCTGTCGCCAATCAGGCGAGCCTTAGCCCAAAGAAACACCTCATCCCGTTTTTCTTGCTTCGGTAAAAGCGGCGAGCCATATTTTTCCCGAACCAGGTTCCGGATGGCACTTTGTTACCAACCGTAGACTTGTACCATTCCGTAAAGCGCTCGTAGAGTTTTCCGGCATGGACATATCCGTCGTTTTCGCTATCCAAGACGATGCACTCTTCGTCGATGAAGTCGGCAAGGATGTCTTCATCCTTTCGATATTCGGTAGTCGCCTGCTTTACGATTTGAGGCGGTTGCAGCCCCTTGGTCTGATACTCCAGGCATCCCCGGACGAGCCAAGCAAGGATCCCGGATGCCTCGTTGCGCAGTTTTTTCTTGAGGTTTTTGTCTTGGCGTCTCTCGTTTTCAGCTTGTGGCTCGCGGTCAACAAAGCTCATCTCAAAGGGAATGAGCAGGACGCGCTCCCAGAAAGCGTGGTCGTCGGCGGGCGCATGGGGTTTGTGATTGGTGAGCAAAAATAAGGTGTGCGAGGGCTCAAACGAGGTAAAGTCTTTTTGCAGCCCTCGGGCGACGAGTGTATCCCCTCCGGTCAGCCACTTGATTTGATTGACGTCGAGCTTGTCTTGTTGCTTCGTCTCGCTCCCAAAGGCGAGACGAAGGCCCTTGAGCAACATGATGTCCGGGCTGGGCCCGCTGCTGTTTCTGGTTTTGCCCTGGTCTGTCATGATCTCGGAGGGGATGGGGAAGGCAAAAGAACCCAAGACCCAGCGTATTACTTCAGTGATGAGGGATTTGCCGTTCCTTCCGTGGGGGCCGTAAAGAATCACAAGGTTGGACTCTATATGCTCGCCGATAATGGCGAGTCCGCATAGCCGCCGAAAAAAGTCCACGAGCTCCTGGTTGCCCCCAAAAATTTCCGATAAGGTGCGCTCCCAGGTTTCGGCGGGCTCTTCGATTCCCTTCCAATCCACAGGGCTGGCTATGGTAGCGTAATCATCACACCGTCCGGCTCGATGAGCTCCTGTTCTCAGGTCGATGACCCCGTTGTTGCAGGGCAGGATCCACCCGTTCTTGTCGAAGACGCTTCCCGACGTTCCAAGCCCTCCAGGCACGGTGCTCGCAAATGCGAGGGCTTTATTCTGACCATTTTCCGAGCGAAGCCGATTGATTCGCCCGTCTAGCTTGGACCGCCTCGCCTCCAAAGCCTTCCGGTTGTCGTTCTCCTCATCCTGCGCGGCCTGGCCGATCTGTTTGTTGATGATCTCCCGCTCGTCCAGGTAGTGCAGCGCCGCCTCTTCACAGAGAGCATATACGCTTTTTTCCGTATCAAGCTCCCAATGCTGGCCGTTCCACCGCAGCCACCTTTCAGTATCGAAGTTTTTGAGGAAGCGGCCTTTACCGAGCATAGCAACCAGGCAGCCGTCCCCGTACTCGTTGGCGTCGAGGCATTCTTGCCGGAAACGGCTGGTTATCCGGGATTGAGAATCGTTTTCTTCCTCCTGGGCCCGGTTTTCCGCTTCCGCTTTCCGCTGGAGGACCTGCTCGCGGTAGCTCGTTGCATTGTTGGGTTCGTCTTGGCGCTCGCTGGTCATGTTGCATTCCCCGTCTATTCCCTAGTGGATTCCATTCTTCCGGTTTGTTTTCCGAATGAAATGCGCGCGAATAATGCGCCTCGCGAGTTCCGCATAAGGGCCCCCGCCAGAAAGGACCCGTAAATGCTGGAGAGATACGCGGATATAGGACAGTTGGTTTGACGTAATGGGAGGGCACGGGAGGGTCGTGGACACTGTTTGTTGACGAAACTGCGAGGAGCGTGTAAAGTCTTATCAATACATTGCATGTATTCTCTCCGTTGCCCCGTTCCGTTCTCCTCACGGTTCGGGGCTTTTCTTTTCCGCATGGCTTCCACTAACTTTCCATTGCGTCCTACTTCTTTGTTCTTTGTTCCAACCAACGGACCAGGTCCTTGACCGGGTACACAATCTTGCCTCCCATTTTCATTTTTCCCGGCGGCCCTTTCCCATTGGTCTCCAGGTTTAAGATCCTGGAGGGGCCTATCGCCCCGCCTGTAAATTCATGGATCTTCTCGCGGGCCACGATTGAGCTCGGCCACTTCTCGGCGAGATGGCTCAGGTCGACTTTTTCTCCGGACATAAAAAAA